ACTAGCGGTAGTTTGTGCATCACAGGATTGCATACCTATGGCTACGTTTTCTGCGCCTGTGGTGTTTGCGCTTAGTGCCAAGGAACCTATCGCAGTATTGTTAGCGCCGCTAGTAGTTTGATACGCGGCTGAGTAGCCTACTGCTGTGTTATTAGAAGTAGTATTTGCTAATAAAGCGTCTTGACCAAATGCGGCGTTATTGCTTCCAGTAACGTTGGCGCTTAACGAGCCTTGACCTACCGCAGTGTTGTAATTACCCGTAGTGTTAGCGTCTAAAGCTAAAGAACCAACAGCGACATTTAATGAGCCTGTGGTGTTTGCGGTTAAAGAAGCGTAACCAACTGCGGTGTTGTTAGATGCAGTTGTATTTGCGCCTAAAGACCCGCTACCTACTGCCACATTAGCCGCACCTGTAGTATTAACACGCAGAGCAGGTTGTTTAGTGCCGTCATAAGCACCTATTGCAACATTACCTGCCGCAGTAGTTATGTCTCCACCCGCATAACGCCCAATAGCAACATTACCCACGCCTGTGGTTAAATCATCTAGGGCGTGTTCTCCAATTCCTACAGAATCTGTTGATGTTGTTGCAGATGAACCTGCCGCATACCCAACAAAAGTTAAGCCATCACCAGTAGTAATCGCAGTACCTGCTTCATCGCCCACGACAGTATTATAATTACCACCGCTTACAATGCTGTTACCTGCGTTGACACCTGCGCGAAAGTTAGATGTTCCTGCGCTTAACGTAGTAAGGTCGTCGCCAACGGATATGTCCAGATCAGTGCCGCCAGTGGTGTTCCCCTGAGCAAGGACTTCAGCAAGCGTGTCGAAAGAGCCTACTTGAGCATCTACGTACGCCTTAATAGACTGCTGCGTAGCTAGAGATGTGGCGCTGTTTGACGCCATGTTATCTTCGTCAAGTACCGCTGTAACCGTAGTGCTAGTACCTAACTGTAAAGAAGTAGTGCTAGTTACCGCTTCAATGACATTAGTCCCGTCACAGAACAAAAACATAGTACGCCCATTAGGTACAAGGATTCCGGTACCGCTAGCGGTTTTTAAAGTTACGCTCTGTCCTGCGGCGTTCTTAGCTATGTATATCTTAGACAAGGCTGGGCATACAACTGTACCCGCACCGGACAACTGAGTCCCTGTGTCTGTAAACTCTAGCATCGCACATCTAGATTCGGAGGTAGTTCCGTTTGCTGTGGTTAGTGTATGTGAGTTAGTAGACCACGAGTTAATAACCGCACGGCCTGCGATTGCTTGTTCTACCATAGAGGTTATATTGTCATTTACTACATCCCCCCAAGTACCGCTGAGTTCGCCTTGAACTGGAAGGGCAAGTTTTAGTATCGAAGTATATTGCGTTGTCATTTATCTGGCCTCATGCGGCTATATTGTCCCAATTTGGGTCTTGTGTGATTGTTACGTCGCTCCATGTAGGAGTCTGACTGTCGTTTATGGTTTGCCAATTAGGGTCTTGATTATCATCGACTTCCCCCCAAATATGCACTATTCCTATATATCCTACCGCAGATACACCAATTACGGAAACATCTGCTTCAGAATCTGTAGTAGCCGTACCTAATTCAATGTTAGCTTCTACCCCCGTGGGGTGTACAGTTATACCAAATACTACATTAACTGCGCCTACAGCTCCATCGGCTTCCACACCTGTTACTATTAGGTTTGCTTCAGCATCTACTGTTAAGGTACCTACAGCTCCGACAGCTTCTACGCCTGCGGCGGCTACATCTGCTTCAGCATCTACTGTTAGGGCACCTACATCGCCGTCAGCTTCTACTCCTGTAGCGAGTGCGGTTGCTCCAGCATCTACTGTTAAGGTACCTACAGCTCCATCAGCTTCTACGCCTGTTACTGCTATATCGGCTTCAGCATCTACTGTTAGTGTACCTACAGCTCCGTCAGCTTCTACACCTGTAACGGGAGCGACTGCTTCAGCATCTACTGTTAAGGTACCTACAGCGCCGTCAGCTTCTACACCTGTTACTGTCAGGTTTGCTATACCCGTTGCAGTTAGTGTACCTACAGCTCCATCGGCCTCTACACCTGTTACTGCTATATCGGCTTCAGCGTCTACACTAACTGTCCCAACTGCGGCGGCTCCAGCAACGCTGGTAACCATTACATCTGATTCAGCGTCAATCGTAGCTGTGCCAATACCTCCAGCAGCGGCAACTCCAGTTACAGGAGTATTTGCTTCGGCGTCAACTGCTACAGAACCTACCGCTGCTTCTGCGGCAATTCCGTCAACCGATACTATAGTTAGGTCGGTGCCCCAAGCCGTTTGGCCCCAAGCACCGCTGCCCCAACCTACGTATTCAACAGAAGACGGCATCTAGCTACCTTATGGAGTAGCGATACGTACGATGGCGTTTGTAGCGTCTGCTGCGGGGAACTGTACAGTAAAGTCACCGGCTGTAGAGGTTTTATCTCCGCCAAAGTCTAATACCGCAACCGCTGGATTGCTGCCACCTGACTTGTATATGAGAGCGCCACGAGCGGTTATAGTAGCGTCAGTCCACGTAGTATCTGCAAAATCTAAAAATGCCGTAGTCCCAGATGACGCAGGAGCAGCGGAGATAGTAAGTGTATTTCCTCCCGCAGTATAGTTTGTACCCGACACTTCGTTAGTAGTAGCGTACGCAGTAGTAGCGGCACTTAAAGTGGCACTAGACGTGTACAACGCGATTTTAAAAGTTTGTGATGTGTTACTACTAAAATCCATCTCTCCATCTAACAGAGCGACTTTAAAAGAAGTACACATTGCTTGTGTTATTGCCATTTTTTAGTTCCTCAACTAACTGATGTTCTGAATTGTCCAGAACGATATGTATCTTCACGTAACTTACCGTCACCAAGATTCTTTAACTGCTGCATAGCTAACAAGTACATATTAGTATAGTTAGCTATAATGTCTTGCTCACCTTTCATAAACCTTATTGCCTCTACCAATGCGCCATTTAATAGCGCAGAGTCAAACTCTTCTCCTAGCCATGTAGTGCCCGCTGTAACTATAGACTGCGGGTAGTATCCATAGTGAAGCTCCATACTATACGCAGCGTCAGGGGTTGGCCCCACTATGAAAGAGTCGTCATCAAAGTACGCGTAGTGTTTTGGTAGCCCAGTGCCTGTGTTATTGGGGTAGGCTTCACGTATGAAATTAACGTCTTTATTCAGAAGGAACGTATAATTACCGCTACCGTCTACAACTGCCAAAGAATACGACCACAGAAAGTCAGAGGGCATACCTAGATACTGATTACCATTAGATAACGCACCCGTAACATTCTTACGCAACGCGGGTATCTGAACTGAGTTATATATCTTCTGCTCTGCCTGCTGCGTAAACATAGCGAGTTGGTCATCTGTGAACGTGTTCTCACAAATGTCTTGGATATTAGCTTTCAGTTCGGTGTAATTCATAGTTTATGCCATGGGGCCGCGTGCGTACAAGCCTTTAGTTGCGCAGCCTGTACCACGAACTTTCACTTTACCGCCTTCTTTATAGGCATTAGTCATCTTTTTACCTGTCTTCTTGGCTTCTTTCTTAGCGGCTGCTTTGCCTGCATCTGTATACGCAAACTCTTTATTTCCTACTTTTGGCATCTTAATGCTCCTATGAGGTAGTTACAGTGACTTGCCCTATACTACCATTTATTAATAATACATTGGGAGTTAATCCAAATGGGTCAACTCCTCCACCTACAGGGTTCCAACCCCACTGTATATCTCTGCTACTAGTGGCTCCTGCATACCCTAGGCTCTGGTCTGGTCTAGGATCGCGTAATGCTTGTGGGTCATGTACAGGAAACTCTCCCAACATGTTCTGAGGCTGGTCTGGATTCCAACACTCGGGACATGCTTTTATGTTAGTGTCTCTGTTCTTTACGACTAAGCTCTTTAATTCCTTTAGTTTGTATTGAAATCCACATACATCGCAATAAGCAATGGCTTTATTACTGGAAGCAAACTGGTTAGCCATGTCTACACGTACCCTATACGAGGAGTAAACCTAGCCGAGGTCTTCTCCCTATCTTCTCCTGCGGCCATCTCAAACTGCTCGTCATACACAGCTTTTAACATAGGCACTCGCTCAGTCATTTCAGGTAGCTTCATGGCTATATAGTAAGCTAACCCCGCTACTAAACACGGGAAAAACCTAAAGTTCATATCTGAGGTCTGTATACCACTACCCGCGTCTTCAATCCTACGCATACGCCAATAGTATAAAACATAATCGTTGTTGTCAGGTATAGGCCACATATTAACTTTAGGAGCGTCGCGTAAACGCTCAATGTACATCTGTATGGGCCTACCTTGTGTTAACTTGTTAGGGATAGACGCGTAGGTACTTACACTAATACGACTTAGGGTAAGATCAGACTGTGTTGCCGCGTTGCCACTACCTGTGCGTATCTGCTGTTCTAATAGGTCTATAGTGTCTGCGGGCAAGTCATACTGGGTCTGCCCTTTAACTAAGTTAATAGTGCCACTATCTATAGTCCACATGTTAATGCCGCGGTTCTGCCACTCAATAGTCAGCAAGTTCATAGATCGGCGGGCGGTACGGAGGTCATACCCAGAGCGCATCTCACGTCCTGCACGTTCAAACGCTTCTTCAGCGATCTCAGTGAAGTCCATGTTAAACGCTGTAGTTCCTGATGTAGCCATTATTTACCCCACCCTGTCTTAGCTTTGACCTTAGCCTTACTAGATAAGTCGCCATAGTGATACAGTTTTTTAGACGTATTTGACATAGTTTTACCAGTCATAAGGGTTCCGTCAGAGTGCTTATGCATACCGCCCTTATGTTCTTTGCCGTCTTTGAAGTAATGCTTAACGCCCATACCCATTATTTCTTTCTCCGCTTGGTAGCTGATACTCGTCTAGGCTTACCTGCTGGCTGCCCTAGTCTTTTCTTCTCAGCTACCTTCTTTTTCTTCTCGGCGCTAGACATCTCACCAGAGGTCTTAGGAGTCTTCTCAGATACCCGTTTGCTGGGACGGCAGTATGGAGTACCGCGACCGTCTCCTTTCTTCCGACCACAAGCCTTGCCAGTGCGTACGTCTTTCCAGTCCTCTTTGAACCAACGCTTTAACGAAGCACCTTTTTCTGTCTTGCGTATCTTACCACCAGACTTATAGTACGCCCGCATTACTTACCAGCCTTTTTCTTCCGGCACTTAGCGATGGCTCCCGACGCGTAAGCAGACGGGAACACTTTATACTGCTTCTTTACCTTCTTATAGCACGCGTCTTTTACAGTACCGCCTTCCTTGTACCCACACGCGCTAGGCTTTTTGCGGTAATAATTACGCATTAGCGCATCTTACAAACTTTGCCGCCACGAGCCATACCGTAACCGCGAATTTTAGCCTTTGGCTTCTTAGTCATACCACCAGCCATCATTTTCTTAGCGGGTTCGTTCTTTGACTTTTTATCAGCCTTTGACTTCTTATCCTTTTTTAATGCAGCCATAGCCTCTTTAGCCTGTTCGTCAGACATAGGGGCTTCGATAGCACGGCGTGGGGGCTTCGCAGGCATATCCATTGCGACGTCTTCCATAACTTCACCACCGTCCTTGTACGCCTTAGCCATTCCACCAGCTTTCATCTTGCCCTTGCCGTCAGCCGCATAGTCGGGAACCATCTTACCGTCTTTCCCCTTGACCATGTTTAGCTTTCCGCCTTTACTCATCATTTGTTTTGACATAGAACTTCTGTTCATTTCACTCACCATTTTGATTTATTTGCCCAATATGCCGCAGACATCTTGCCTTTAGCGATATTTTTACCGTGACGGGCTTTAAAAGATTTACGTTTGGCTTTCATCTTGGCGGACTCACCCTTTTTAGGCTTGCCCGCTGTAGATGCGCCTTGCTCACCGTAGCGTATTATTTTCTCTTTGCCATTCTCACATGCTTTAACTATGTGAGATTTCTTAGCGTGCGAGGGAGTCCGACGTGGCTTGTTGCACGCCATAGCCTTTTTATCGACTTTACCGCCGGACTTGTAATACCTACGCATTAACTATAGAACACTGTAATAGCGTCGATATTGGTAAAAGCGGTAATGAAAACATCATCCTGAAAACGCACCCCATAGTCGGGTATGTTAACGGAGTGGGAGTCATTTGCTTCAAAATCAATATCTAGGAGAGTAGCTCCACCATTACCGTCGGTTATAGTGAGTCGCCCCGCGCCAGTGTTATTAGTCAGTACTTGCACTTGCCTTACTCGCGCTGGCCCTACAGCTACCGAACCTACGGCAGTAATCCGCTTTGCGGAAACATCAGAACTAGACATAAATGCCTCCTATTAGCTGAGTGCCGCGCCAATAGCAGTTACCCAAGCAGCGCCAGTGTTGATTACGATGCAGTATTCGTTGTTACCTGCGCCGTTATCGCTGACCATATAAGTAGTACCTACAGCAACATCACCAAAAGCTGGGAGGTCAGCAGTAGCTACAACGGGGATTTGAAAGCCATTATCCGAACGGACTGGGCCTGAAAAAGTGGTTTTAGCCATTATAAAGTTCTCACATGTGAGTTAAGGCAAATCTGTCTACATGTCGTCAGTCGGGTCTGTCAGATTCACCGGATTGTTTCCCGATATATGAGAACATACCACAGTGTGTGACTTTACGCAAACATAAAAAAGGGGGCCGAAGCCCCCTTAGTACAGCATGTTACTACGCTATTAAGCGCCGGGTGATCCGTAGATACCCAGTGGATCGGAAACGCCAAACGAGTAGCGTTCACGAGCCTTGTAACGGCTGTTGCCGGTATCAAAGTCAGCGTCCATAGAAGTAGCCATTGGGCTACGAACGAAGTGCTTCAAACCGTTAGGTACGTCAGTCATCAGGAACCAGCCATCAGTATCGGTCAGGTAATGGTTTACTGCGTAACCTTGTGGTACAGCGCCGTTGTTCATAATGGCGTTGATGTCGTTGTCAGCAGTTCCTACGCGACCTTCAGTCTCAAGCAAACGAGTTGCAACAAACTGTAGGGAAGGCGGGATAACTAGCTTCTTAGGCTTGGCCGCGATCAGAAGACCACGCTCATCGGTATAGCCAGCGATCTGAATGATAGCTGCTTCCAAAGAAGTTTCGTTGAGGTCAGCCGCAACAGCAGGGCGGTTAGAGTTAACTCCACCGCTAACCAGAGGGTGAGAAGTAGAGCATAGAACCTGCCCATCACCGTAGGTAGTACCAGCAAAAGCGTTGTTCAGAATGTCCGCCGCTTTAACCTGCTTGGTGTACGCCATAGCGCGAGCCAGTGCTTTGGTGTAACGAGATGACAGAGAGTCATACAAGTTATCTTCAATCGCTTCTTCAGTGATTGAGAAACCCATTGCAACAGTTTCGTGCGTGTAACGTGCAGTCCATGCTTCCTGAGCATTATCATACTCAATTGCAGAACCTTCTGACTTAGTTGGGGCAGAGCCAAAACCAGACAGTTTAGTTTCTTCTTCAAAAGAACGGTCAGAGGTTTCAGTCTCGAAAATCTCTTTGTGCTCTTCGCCATATTTCGCGTACTCCAGACCGAATAGTGCGTTTAGTCCGGGGAGTAGCTCTTTAAGTAATTGACTTCTTGAAATAGCCATCTAGTTATTCTCCTACGATGCCTGTACCAAACTGGTGGTACGGTAGGTTAAATTTAACCAAGACATCAGTCTTAGCGTCGCCAATGGCAGAACCAGTTTTAGTTACAAAACCGATTACTTTAAACGCCTTAGTTGCAGTCGCAGTAGTAGCATCGATTGCAATGTTAGACTTACCAGTGGTGGTGTTTACAGAAGTTGTAGCATTCTGTGCGCCAGTCAGAGGGGCATTATGACCAAGAGCAGTCTGGGCAATCGCGCCATCAGCTTGTACTTGGAAAGTTACGCCCGGATCAGTTACTACATAAGCAGTAGCGTTAGCAGTGCCTGAAGGGTAGTACTGAGCAAAAATCAACTGACCTTCAGCGTTGATGTATTCACAACCAACGAACACACCCAGAGCACCGATACCGTTGCCGCCAAGGTTGTTAGTAGTTGCGTCTGCACCAGTGCCAGAAGCAAGTTGGACGTATCCTGCGTTTAGTTCAACAATAGAACCATAGCCGATGTTCTGAGCTACGCCAGCAGGGGTAATAAGAAAAGCGTCACGGGCACCAGCGTAGGGTGTACCGTCAGCTTTACGTACGGGAACAAACCCGTATGGAGAGGCTGTAGTTGCCATTTATTTCACCTATAAAATGATTTAGTTATGACCCGTTACCGAAGGTAACTTTTGACCTGCGGTCGTTAAACAACGGCATTCGGGGGTCGTTTTCTCGCATTAGGCTGTTATCTACTGATTGCATTTGCGCCTTACTCTGATCGTTATAGTAAGTGTTACGCTCTTCAACCATTTCGACAGGAGCTTTGCATAGCATTAGGCCACCGATTATCAAGTTATCCTTGAACTTTTCGTTCTCAATGGACACAAGAGTAATCTCTGGGTGATCTGACGCTTTTACTGGCTCCCAACCTTCGCGTAGTTTTGAGGATACGTTAGTGGCATCTACGTTACCTTGCGTGCTTACACGAATCCAGCGAAATGCGTAGCCCGGCTCGGGATTAGGAGAAGGTAGTACTTCTGGTCTAGTCCAAGCCGCTTTGCGGGCCGTTTTTTCACGGGTAACTTCTTCACGTTTAATTCTGTTCTCAGCCATTATACTTTCCTCATCTCTTCTGCAACCTTTTTGGCGTATAAATCTAGGGGGACTCCAAGTTTCTTAGCAATAGCCACTTGTGTTTGCGTTAGGCGCACCTTTTTAGGTGCTGTGCTCCGCGTAGCGGGTGCAACCACATTAGACTGTCGCTTACTTGATTTCTCCTCTGATTCTTCAATTTCCCCAAATTCTTCAGGGAAGGTATTTCGCATACGAGCATTAATAGTCTCGTAGTAATCATCACTAGTGGTGTCCACACCTTGCTTAACCAGCTTACTGTGTACACCCATAGCATAAGCTGTCATCTCGTCATCTGAACCAAACCAAGAATTTTCATTTGCCCATTCGGACGCTTTGGTATCTGGCTGAATCGGAGCTTCTTGCGGTATTTGTACAGGAATCTCAGCTTGTTGTAAAGGCTCTGGGACAAAATCAGATAACTTATCGGCCTTTATCTTGGCGTTAGTTATCTTTTCTTGCGCCTCAATTAGCTTATCTGCATCCCCCGCCTCATACGCCATCTTATATGCGCGTTTAGCGGAAAGTACTTCTATTGCTGAGTTCTTTTTAGCTTGCTCTAGTAAAGCTGCTTGATTTTTTTCAACGCTACTCTTTAACTTGTTATTCTCCTCAACAAGCGATTTTGCGTAGTTTTCAAACTCTACTCGTTCACGATGTGCCGCTTCTTTGGCACGTCTTTCGTCATGGTACCCTTTACTAAAGTGCTGAATTCGTTTGCGTACCTTGTCCGAATAGTCCTCTAACTCTTCGTCGGTAAGGTCTTCAGGAGGTTTAGAGGCTTTGCGCCCCCTATCGGCTTTCGGCGTATCATCTACTACTTCTACCTCAACCTCAGATTTTTTCTCCTGTTTGGCAGGCTTTTCTTTCTCGACATCATCTTCTGCTTCACCAGATATGTCGATCTCCACTGCGCTAGAATTTTCCACTTCTATTACTTCCTCTTTCTCTTCATCAGGAAAGGTGTATTCTACTTTTTGAAATCCCATTATCTACTCCTCACACTCGTGTAACGCCACGAGGATCGCTTACTACTGCTTCAATTGAGTCATCGTTCATTAGACGATACTCAACACCACCTACTTTAAAACGTGTACCAGTATTGGCACGGAACATTACATAGTCTCCTGTCTTACACCAAGGGCCAGTAGTAAAACGCTCTTTATCAGAATACGCTTGTGCTCCCATATCGAGTACAACCCCGATGGTAGACATAATGTATTCGTTGTGTATTTCTTTATTAGACTTAATAATGCCGCTTTCGCCGTATGTATCTTCTACTTCCGGCATAGCTACTAAGACACGGTATCCCACGGGTGTGGGGATTTGAAGGTCAAGCTCTTCATCGTTTTCTGCTTCTTTAGGTACTATCGTTAACTCAGTCATCATCTTCTTCCAAATAATTACGCGAGAGGTCGTTTACATGATTCAGACAGGAAGTGAGACCTCGTAGCATTCCTGTTATTTCTTTGTACTGAGCGAAGTCTTTAGCCCCACCATTACCTAGAAATTCTGTTGCAGAGGACATGTCATCCTCGATTTTATTTTTGAGCACGTCAAAGACGGTTTTAGCCATGGTTTATTCCCTACGTTTGTTTGCAGAATCTGTTGCTGTTTTTATGGCGTCTAGCTTTAATTTAGTCGCATCTTTGCGCCTATCCGCAGCCATCTTAGCAACGGTTTTTTCGGTGTCTAGCTGTAGTTCTTGCTCTTCTAACTGTAGCTGCCCCTGATCTATAGCAGCATCAGCCATGTCTTTTTGCATCTTGCGCTGTAGTTCAGCCTGTTTGAGCTGCGCGTCCATCTGGTCTTTCTGAGCTTTACGCTGCACGTCTTGCTGCTTAATTTGTAGCTCCGCTTGTTGCATCTGTACAACGGGGTCTTGTTGTTTCTGCTGCGCCTGCTTTTGCGCTGCTTCTTGCTTGTGCTGCTGAGTAAGCTGCTTACCGCCCTCCGCTACTAGTCTAGCCAATTGTATTTCTGTTTCTTCTGTAAGTTCTTCATTAGGCGCTGGTAGGGGGGCTCCTAACTTCTCTTCCATCTGAGAGCGGTACAAGAACCCTAGGTGCTCCGCTATGTGAGCCTGTAACGCAGCCATTATCCTCTGTGCTTGTGGGTTCTGACCTACGGTCTGTGCAATCATCGGGTCTTGCATAAACGACTGATGCGTAGCTATATGTGCTGCATGGTCTTGGTAGATGAACGCTTTTATGGGGGTACCTGTTAGCGCGTTCATGTTTTCGCTTACGGGATCA